GTATTAAAAATGTGCTAAGTCAGTTCAAATGTAAAAAGAAAACATTCCTAGCAAATGTTGTTAAATACGCTAATACTGGAGCATATGTTAAACAAGGATTGTTTAAAGGACTTAGAATTGACATAGAATATTTGAAGGTTCAACGACTAGTCAACAATGACGTACCCTCAAGTGAGGGGAAATGCGGAACACCCTGTTAGGGTGAAGATATAGTCTAATCTTATAAGAAATTATAAGCTGTTTATCTTGCGAGATGATAAACGGGCATCGGTTAACGCCCGATGTCGAATATCCTGTTGGACCAGGTGCTATTCTCGCATTCGACGACATTAACTTCCAGGTTCGTGTAAACGGTCTGCCCTATCAGGATGGTAGCGCTTGGGTTTACGAGTGCTATGTAGCTGAGGGTTTTGCTGGTGCATATATTCCCGCTGAGTATCTGCTGCCCGGTCGTCAGGTGAGCCGTATCGGTTCAGCTTACGAGGAATACAGTGATGAGGCTGATATCATCAACTATGAGACTCCGTTTAAGATGCGTAATAACCTTACGACTCTGCGTCTGTCTTATGATATCACTGGTGATGCTTACAGCACCGTTCTGGCTATTGCCCTGACTGATCCTGAGACTGGTAAGAAGTCTTACTTGTGGTCTGATTATCAGTACTGGAAGGCTCTGCGTGAGTGGAAGAAGAGAGAAGAGAAGTTCTTGCTGTTCTCTAAGTCAAATCGTAATGCTGACGGTACTTATGCTTTGAAGGGTACTAACGGTCGTCCTGTGCCCATCTCAGCTGGTCTGTTCGAGCAGGTTAGCCCCGCTAACATTCGTTATTACACTCAGCTGACTGCAGAGCTGCTTGAGGATTATCTGTTCGATCTCTGCTACAATATCCTCGGTACCAACGAGCGTAAGTTCATCGCTCTGACTGGTGAGATGGGTATTCGTGAGTTCGACCGTATCCTGAAGGAGAAGGTAGCTAGCTTCAACATGATTGACACCACATTCGTTACTGGTAGCGGTCAGAACCTGACTCTTGGTGGTCAGTTCACCACTTACAAGATGACTAACGGTATTGAGCTGACTCTGAAGCGTTGTCCTATGTTCGATAACATGGAGATGTTCCGTCAGTTGCATCCTCTGACTGGTAAACCCCTGATGTCTTATACCTTCCTGTTCGTTGATCTCGGTCAGCGTGATGGTCAGGCTAACGTTGTAAAGGTTTGCCGTAAGGGTCGTGAGTTCGTACAGTGGTTCACTGGTGGTTCTGTTGCTCCTAACGGTTATGCTAACAGCATCACTACGCTGCGTTCTAACAGCCGTGATGGTTACCAGGTTCACTTCCTTGGTGAAATGGGTATCATGCTGCGTAACCCGCTGTCTTGCGGTATTCTGTACTGCGATGCTGAGGACACTGAAATCAGCAACAATGGCAGCTGGCAGGTAGGCGCCTGATAAATAAAATAAAGATATAATGTATTCGACGGGGGCTTCGGCCCCCTGCCGATACACAACATACTAATGTAATATTATGGTAGTTGAATTAAAGATTAAAAAGAAGAATCCCTGGGCAGGGTTAATTAAGTATAAGAGTTGTTTTGATTATATTGCTCCTTATTTCACTCGTTCCGGGTCGATTTATACGGGTCTTACTCCCGAAGAAGAAAGATATTATGAAAAAGCCCTCGGTTATGAAGAGGGACATCTATCGAAGTCCAGCGATTTCTGGACTACATTTTGTGTAAAAGTTGGTTCTAGGACAGTCTTACTTGATGATTCTATTCCTCGTCAGGCTATGATCATTAAGTTCTTGAGTGGTCATAAACGTGTTGCTACATCACTTGATAAACTCACTGCAGGTAAGGATTACCTATTGATTAATCGTGAAGCTGAGGCTATTGAAGCTAACAAGCAGAACAAGCTCCGCAGAGACGCTATTAAGGAGTTTGATAAGCTTAGCCTTGAACAAATGCGTAAGTGCTTACGTTTGTTTGGTGTAAAGGCTGATACTATGTCAAATGAGCTTGTAGAATCTACATTGTTTAGCTTTGTTGATAAGCAGCCTAAGAAGTTCTTCGATAAGTGGGTTGATAATAAAAACAAAGAGACCGAGTTTATACTTGAAGCTGCAATTGCTAAAGGCGTTATTCGTAAGGATAAGACACATTACTTCTATGGTAGTGATATGTTTGCCGATAGCCTTGATGAAGCAATTGCTTACTTAGACAATAAGAAGAATCAAGACCTTAAACTGGCTATAATCAACGAAACAGAAAATAAGTAATTTACTTAAAACATGAGATATGACGTATTTAAAACATAAAGACATATACACAAAATTCATGATAGAATATGACAAGGCTAATGTTACTTCGTCATATCCATCGTTGACCGAATATGAGGTCGCTACTTTTTTAGACAAAGCATACAACGCTCTCATTGCTCAGAAGGTTACGGGTAATAATGTACGCAGAGCTTCTTTCGAGGCAGATACAAAAGCTATCTCAGACTTACAAGGACTTGTAGTTCAGAGTGAAAAGAGTCTTACGAACGTAGGAGATCAATTAAATGTTGTTAAAACTGATCTTCCAACCGATTTCCTGTATCTTATTGATTGTTACGCATTTAAACCGGAATATATAAAACCCGACGCTGTTGTCGCAAGCACTATAACGAGTGCACAAATAGTATTCAACAGTAATACTCGTGTCATACTTCCTTCCGGATTTAAAGGAGCTATAATGACTCCTTCCGATCCTGGTTGGCACGATAGGGTAGTAATTCCTTTTGAGGGTCTTCCAACTCAAATAGATCCTAGAAATTTACAATCTTTTAAAGATTCTGGAATACTTATAGCAGCTACTAATCCTGATGGAAATTATTTAGATTAGTATTCTTCAGATGGTGAGCACGGAGCATATGGTTATGATTTTCCGTGGTCAGGATCTAGTAACGTATAGTATGCAGAATTGTTAATTACAACTTCTTCAGGCATTGCTAAATGTCCAGCTACAGCGTATAATGAACTAGATGTAGACGATAATACTGTCACTTGGACAGGATGGAAATTTGATCTAAGCGACGCAAGATATATTGGAGAAGAGTTTGAAGATGCATATGACGAAAGACACACTCGTCCATATATGACTAAGGTTATAGATCATAATACTGCACGAAAGTTTTTCATTTCTGCACACAATATGCCTTGGGTTAAGAATTTAATGTGTTATATAGAAGACAACAAACTATATATAATACACGATTCAAAAGACAGTTTTGATCAAGGTACTACTAGTATCACATACATCAAAAAGCCTAATACATTTGTAAAAGATTTAAGCACACCTACAGCAGGTTATGTATCATATTTTGTAGGCACTGCTTCTGCGTATGATTTTGAATGTAATGATACCGTAGCTGAAGAATTAGTAAGCCTTGCAATTACCTTCGCACTTGAGAACGTAGAGTCTCAAAGACTTAATAGTAAACTTAACACGAGAGGACTTGAAGCATGACATTACAAGAAACTAGAGAATTAGGTATTGAATTCGAAAGGAGAATTCAAACCATGATACCTGAAAAAGAATATGATAAGTTGGATACTGAGACTATCTATTCTTTCTTAAATCAGTATCAAGATAAATACGTTCATGATATTTATAGGAGTCTTGATCGTGTTCCTGAGAATAGTAAATTAGCTGCACATGTTGAGAGTGTGCTTCAATCATTAATTGCTACACAAAACTTAAAAGTTGCCGACAGTTAGAAGTACGATGATAATACGAGTAATAAATTAATTGACGATAATGGAATAAGTATAATAGATACAGCTAGGTCTTATACATTTCAGTTAGATTCTGATTATTATATGTATATTAAAAGCGTGTCTGAGGTCACATCAACTTACTCATTTAAATCTGCTGGAAGTAATGATGAACAACTGGCAATTCGTATACTTCCTAACGTATTGGTATCACAGAATGATGTGTGGAAACTTATTGAGACTCCTCATAATTCTTTAAGAATTCTTAAGTATCCCGCTGTAGTACTTAATGAAAAATTTAAAAACAGCAGCGATCCAGGTGAAGCAAAAAGAACAATCACTGTTATCTTTGATCAGTATACTACTATCAAAGGTATCAGGGTAATGTATTACAAAGAGCCTCAACACTTCGACATTATGACATCTACTCCATGCGAACTGCCAAATGTAGTATTTGAAGATTTGGTTAGTGGCGCAGTAGATCTGTACGTACAATATGTCGCAGGTGCTGAAGCAAGAAAAAGACAACAAGATGAAGCTGCTAGAAGAAATGCTCAACAGAATCAGAGATAGAATAAAGAATCTAATGACGAATGATTATGAGAGGCATAGATATCATAGCTGCTTTTGAGCTTGAAATAAATAAACTAGACGACGCTTTGACTAAGCCTGATACAGATGATTCTCTGTATTGGGTTAATCAAGCAGTTGTAAAATTTGTTAAAGATAGATTCAACGGCAACGCTCCAAAGCGTACTTCATATGAACAGAATGAGAAACGTACTCGTGACTTAGTTCGTCTGTTGAGACAGTATGAACCAGCTACCCCAGAAGTACATACTGAATATCACGACTATAACTATTATGAGTATACTTATCCTGAAGATATGATGTTCGCGCTGAACGAAGACGTTACCATATCTGATATGAATGACGGTAATTTAGTTGACACTTGTGTATTCGAATGCACAGCTGACAGCTTTATGTACAGAATTAACAATAGTCTTACTGACTTCCACTATAGACATCACAGAGCTCGTCCTTTGAGGATTAGGTCTGCGTCTAAATTTGCTCAACAAGTTATTGTGGACGATGCTTAGTGGCAGTTTGGAGAATTACTCCCAGCTAGCTTCCAAGAGTCAGATAAGAAAACTGTATTTACTACAGGCTTTAAACTACTTACCGACAAGAAATATAAGATTAAAAAATATATACTCGGTTATCTTAAGAAACCAGAGGAATTAACTAACGCAAATCCGAATACTGAGTATAAGGATTTCGAAGACTATACTTGGCTTGAAATTGTTAAAATAGCTGCTCAGATGTACGTGGAGAATCAATCAGATCCTCGCTATAGGACAATTACAAACGAAGTGTTAACACAAGAATAATTTTAACGTGGAAACCCCAGCTAGTTAGGTCTAGACGCTTTATGTGAAATATAGGGGGAGTAGAAAAAATTAATTAATTATGGTTACATATGTAAATACTGTGCTCGTCAGCAACAAAGCATATTCAAACGCTGGCGACACTCTGTGGGTACCTACAGATGGTCACGCAGAACCGGCTACCACCGATGCCGGTAAGTTCATTGCTATGACGATGGATGAAAACGGTGGTATTTCTGTTACGATTAATAGTAAATCTACCGTTACTCCGTATGTGAACGCTGCTTTGGCTGCTTCTGCTAAGACCCTGCGTGTTGGTATCATCACCAGCAAGACTATGACTATGCACAAGCCCGACGGTTCTACCGCTCAGGTTCCTGTGATTAAGTGGTCTGCTGTGATCAAACAGAACAACATCAAGTCTTATACTACTGAGAATTACGCAGATGATACTGAGGATACTGTGTACATCGATTTGAGTGGTCTGGACGCTACTGTACTCGGTCGTCTGGATGACGGTGGTAAGCGCATCATCGTTCGCATTACTTATAAGGATCTGCCTACTCGCTTCCGCAAGTGGACTGAGAGCTATGAGTATGTTACTCAGCCTGGCGATACCAAGAAGACCATCGCTATCAACATCGCTAAGATGATCAACAAGGAGTGGAAGCGTGCTCGCGTATCTGCCGTTGCTGGTGAGATCAACAGTACTTCATCTTCCGCTACTGCTACTATCGGCAACAAGTACTATCATGCTGACAGCAACTGGGACAACAACAGCGCTAGTTCAAACGACAACGCTATTGTTTTGACAGCTCTGCCTTATGATGATGACAACGCTGTTGACACCCTGAACTGGGCTGCTAAGGTTCGCTTCAATGTTAACATGTACTACACCGATCCTGAGTTGGACGGCTGGGCATCTAAGAATAAGATGTTCCTGACTGGTACTGCTATCACTAAGGTTCCTGGCAAGCAGTATGTTGGTAATGCTAAGTTGGTTCGCGATCGCGAGGCTCAGGCTATGGGTTACGATGGCATCCTGAACCGTGGTAACGGTACTTGGCCAATCATCAAGCCTGACATGGAGACTAAGCTCGATGCTCAGTACAAGACGATCACTCTCGAATTCGAGAACATGTATCGTGCTGCTGATGATATCCAGCGTCACACCAAGCAGAATCTTGAGATCTACACCGTAGCTGACACAGAGATTAAGGCTCTTCTGAGCGCCTTCGTTGGTGGTTCAGATGCTGCTGCCATCAGTGCTCTCGATACTCGTGTTACGACTCTCGAAGGCTGATTTTAATAATACAAGCTAGGGCGGGCATTAGCCCTCTCTAGCTTTTTTATTTTAATGCTATGAAGATTAGAATAGGTAATGACATTAAGCTGAGATTATAGCTTATATTAGGAGATAGTCAGGTCGCCAATATCGTATCTGCACAGGCATATATTATCAACAATACTGCTAAAGAACAAGCTGTTAAAGACTTGGAGAATAAGACTAGATTCCTGTCTAGATTTCCTGCAGGTAGTCAAGTCATCGATCCTAAGTTGAATGGTCTTGAACCAAGTGAGTATAATATCAATATGGTGGGTGATCCTACATACAATGTACTCCCCCATGAGCATAAAGTACATGAGTATGATGGTATCGGTGTATATCCTGATTGGGATAAGAAGTACACCAAGAAGCTTACTAACATCTCAATGGATACTTACAATGCA